GGGCCACGTTGACGGGCATCACGCACAGCGTGGCGTCGTAGTTGGCGCTGGCCTCGTCGGCCGTGTCCTGCACGATGGTGACGGGCAGGTCGCGGTCGTCTTCCGGCGTGGGCAGGCCGTATTCGCCGCCCACGGCGGTGATGATGTTGGCCAGCAGCGTCTCGCGCACGGCTGGCACATAGGCGGCGCCGGTGCCGTTGGTGGTGAGCGGCAGCGCGGCGCCGCCGGCGGTGGCCGCGAGCTGGAAAGTGTCGGCCGTGCGGCTCACCACGAAGTAGGTGGTATGCAAGCTCAGGCCCGTGGTGGCGCTGATGGCCGAGAAGGCCAGCCGCTGGCCGTTCAGCCAGCCGTGTCCCACGCGCGCGACCAGGTCGCCCGTGTCGGCGAACGTGACGGCGTAGGTGGTCATTCCACCGGCTCCGGCGGGTACTTCTTCACCAGCAGGTAGCGCATGGCGTCGAGCAGCTCGGCCTCGAAGATCTCGGCGGCCTGCGGCGTGACATCGGCGCGCACGGTGTTGAACACCTGGCTGAGCGATGGCCCGCTGAAGACCTTGATCTTCTTCGACCCCGTGAGCCGCGCCGCAATGGCCACGTTCTGGCCGCCGTTGATGACCATGTAGAAGGGCTTGTTGCCCCGCGTTTCGCTGTCGCCAGTCACGGTCTTGGGAGCGCCGTCTGGCTTCACGCGCACCCGGATGCCGCCGCCGGGCACCAGCGGCGGGCGAATCCAGCCCGCCTTGTCGCTGGCGATCAGCGGGTCGGTGCTGAAGCGCGACAGCAGCAGGCCGCGCGACGCCGCGCGTATGCGGCCGCTCAGGTTCTTGCGCGTGGCCTTGATGATGCTCAGCCGCTCGTTCACGTAGGCGGCCTGCAGCCGCACCTGGTTGCGGATCTCGCGGCTGGCAATGGTGCGCGTCTTGGGCGCGGTCTTGTTGATGCTGACCCGCAGCGCTTCGTCGGTGTTGCCGCCGACGAACTCGAACAGCGACACGGCGTCCTTCACCTGCGCCGGGTCGACCTGGACGGCGTAGGCGACGGTCATGCCACGAACACCCTGATCTCGAACTCGTCGGCACCCTGCAGGCTGTCCACGGTGAGTACCTGGCCGCTTTCGGTGAGCGTGAAGGTCTCGCCGCGGCGCGGCGGGGCGCTCACTTCAGTGGTGCGCACCTGCACGACGGCCGTGCGCTGGTTCACCACGGCCACCGCGCCGTAGCGGTCGAGGTCGCGCTCCACGATCACCGTGCACGGCGTGGCGACGGCGTCGCGGTCCGTGTAGGCGGCCGCGTCACCGTACTGGGCATACACCCGGTCGGTGGCGCGGCTCATGGCGGTGGACAGCGAGCTCACGGCGCAGCGTCAGACGATCAGGTGCCCGCCAGCGACGGCGGACCGATCTTCATGTAGACCGTAGCCGAAGGATTGGCGGCGGCGGTGACGGCCACGCCCACAGCGCGCTGGCCGGAGGTGGTCTTGTTGACCACGCTGTTGGTGGCGTCCCAGTACAGCATGTCGCCCACGGCAATGGCCAGCGCCGAAGTCTTGGCGATCTCGACCACGCCTTCGGTGATGAACTCGCCGGCCGCGCCGCTGGCCACGGCCGCGGTGGCAACGCCGAACAGCGCGGTGCCGAACAGGTAGCCCGCATTCGCAGCCACGTTGGCGCCCGGCGTGAGGGTGAGAACATCACCCTCTTGAATGAAATTGATCATGATGTCCTCTCAGAGTCTGGTCAGGGTGGAGGCAGTCAGGCGCCGGCCGACTTGGACAGGCCGCGCCAGTCCACGGCCTTGGCGCCGAAGTCCAGGCGGCACTTGTAGGAGACGCCGTCCACTTCGAAGCCCACGTCGGACTCGATCACCGGGCCCTCGGCGCCGTCGAGGTAGCAGTACTCCACCGTGTCGACCTGCGAGCTGGCGGCGGCCAGATACCAGGCCGTGGTGCTGCTGTCGTCGAGCAGCGGCTCGACTACCGGCTCCAGCGCGGTGCGGCCACCGGCGCGGAATTCGTTGATTGTGGCCGTGGTGGCCGGCACGTAGTTGCTGCTGGTCAGCTGGTAGGCCGTCTGCTCCAGCGTTGCCGGCACGATGAGGTACGAAGGCGCCAGGTTCAGCTCTTCGCTGTTCAGCCCCTTCTGGCGCCGCATGGCGGTGCGCGCCGTGACCAGCGAACTGGCTTGCAGCGCGCTGGCGCCGGTGGTGAAGAGGTTGGCGTGGCCGCCGGCCGTGGTGACGGCGGTGGCGTTGAACAGCGCTCCGCCGTCGGCCATGTTGGCGTTGGCCGTGATCTGGCTGTAGACGGTGCGGTTTTCCAGCCGGCGGCTGGCGAAGCCGAAGGCGCTGACCAGGCGGTCGAAGGCGCGCAGGTCGTCGTTGATGATGGCCTGGCGCGTGAGGCTGACGATGCGGCCGTAGGTGATGACGGCGTAGGTTTCGCCGCCGTCCTTCATGACGCCGTACTTGAATTCGCCGTGCTCGTTGGTCTGCAGCAGCGAAGGTGCGCCGCTGAGCTGCACGACGCTGATGTTCTTGAAGTCGGGCGCATTCGGTGCGCGGCGGGCCCACATGCTGTAGGTGCCCGGGTTTTCGTCGTATGCACCGCGCAGCCTCTTGTTCGCGACGTTGGCGAACAGGCTGGAGAAGTCGCCCGTGGTGTGCATGCCGCCGCCGGTGCGGAAGTGCAGGATGCGGCCGGCCAGCGTGACGCGGTCGATGCCGCGGGTCTGCTGGCCATGGGCTTCCAGGAACTGACGGCCGATTTCCAGCAGTGACATGCCGCGGTAGCTGCGGCCGTTGTCGTCGAGCTGGGTGTTGGGGGCGATGCGGTGCAGGATGGCCTGCTCGATGCCGGCCATGCGCGTGCTCATTTCGTCGCGCACGGTGTCGACGCGGCTCACGTTGCGGTGCCCGCCCGAGGCGGCGTCGCGCGTGGCCAGCTCGGCCAGCACGGCGGCGCTGGCCTGGTCGATGGTCTTGCCGGCGCGGATCATGCCGCCGGCCATCTGCGGCACGCCGTGGCGCACGCACAGGTCGGTGATGTCGGCCGCGATCTGGGCAGCGTCGGCACGCTCTTGAGCGGCAGGCGCGACAGGCGCGGGCGTGGCGGCGGCGGCCGGGGTGGTGCCGGGTTGGAGCGTTTCGTCCATGGGGGTCCTCGTCGAGGTTGGTTGGGCAGGCGCCCGGGCTGCCCCGTCGCCGCGCGAGGCGGCGGCCGGGACGAACAGGCACGGCGTGCCATGCTCAGGGGCCGCGCGCGTGCCGGAAAGCGGGTCGGCAGGGATGGGCACGAACGACAGTTCGGCCGGCTGCCAGGAGACGGCGCGGTACAGGGGGATGGTGGCGCCGTCGGTGCGGTTGGCGGCGCTGATGATTTCGTAGCGCGTGACGTTGTAGCCCACGCTGATGTTGCGGATGACACCGGACTGGATGTCGCGCACGATGCCGGCGATCTCGTCGCGCTCGCTGAGCTGCAGCGTGGCGCGGCCTTCGCCGTCGACGATGCGGGCCCGCAGCACGACGCCGATCTGCGAGGCCAGCGAGTAGCCGGCATGCGTGTCGAGCACCGCCGCGGCGCCGCTGTCCAGGCGCGACAGGTCCACGGCTTCGGGCGTGACGACGAGCTCTTCGTCGTAGGCCTGGCCTGTCCACCAGTCCATGCGCCGCACGCGCGCGCCGGTGGTCCAGACGACGTCGACGGTGCGCTGCGCCGCGTCGTAGCTGGCCGGGCTGATGGCGCCGGCGCGCTGCTGCCGGGGCAGCAGGCGGGTGGCGGCTTCGGGCGGCACCAGGGTGTCTTGCATGACCGGCATCATTTCGGCTTCGCCGTCTCATTTCCAGGAAAAGTGAGACGGGGCGAAGACGAGATTCAGACGCCGAGGAGCAGGACCTCTTCGCTCCGGCGGCGGCGTGGGCGCTTGGGCCGCGCGGCGACGATGACCGGAGCTGGGCGCCAGGAGCGGCGGCGGTGGACGCCGAATGCGGTCTGCTCTTCGTCATCGTCTTCGGCGTCGTCTTCTGGGGGGCCGAACAACAGACCGGCGAACAGGCGCCCGGCGAACAGCTTCTTGCCGCGGTACTCTCCGATCGTCATTCGGTGCCGTCCACGATGGTGTCGATGCGGTTGCCGGCCGAATCGAAGGTGGCGATGATGCGCGGCGTGGTGCCGTCAATTCCGTAGTAGGTCTCGGTATCGGTGCCCACGCCGGATGTCTGCCCAGCAATGCCAGCCATGATCACGCGAAGCATCTCGTTGTTCTCCATCAACGTCATGGCCGCCGTCTTGCCGTTCGGCAGGACGTAATTCCATACGTCGGATGGGTCAGCGCCGGTGCCGCCGGTAGTGCCGACGAACACCGACAGACCGACCGCCAGCGACCGACCGATGGCGGCGACGGTGCTGACCGACGCGTCGACAACGCGACGCACCGACAGCGCGGCGGATAGCGCCACGTCGGCTGCGCGGGCCTCGGCTACTACGGCGCTGATCGATGCGCTCAGGGACGCGGCGGCCTGCACTGCCGCAGACAGCGCCGCTGCCACAGCGTGATCGGCCTGGACGAACGCAGACGCCGTGGCCGATGCGGCCTGCGCTGCCTGGATGACAGCCGACGCATCAGCTGACGCAGACTCGGTGGTCTGCACCGCAGCCGACGCCGAGGCCGACGCGGCGCGTTCGGCAAGCACTGCCGCCGACATCGCGGCGGCAACGCCGCCGTCGGCCTGCACAAAAGCAGTCACCGTGGCCGACGCGACCTGGGCAGCTTGCACGGCCGCAGACAGCACCGACGACGCAACAACGACCTGAGACAGCGCCGCGCTCAGGCCCGCGGTGACGGTCGCTGGCGTCTGGACGGCAACGCTCAGACTTGTCGTGGCCAAGGCCTCGGCCAGCACCATCACGCTCGCCGACAGCGCGTCGGTGCGCGCAGCACGCACGGCAGCGGTCAGTGCAGCGTCGAGGCTCGAGGTGCTGCTCGCCACGGCCGACAGGGACGCACTGTGCGATACCGCGGCCTGGGCGGCCAACTGCATCGACGCAGTGGCGGCCTGCGCCAGGCGCACCGCGGCAGTCAGGTCGGCGGACTGCGCGTGGTCGGCCTGCGCCGCGGCCTGCAACGACGCGGTGACGGCCTGCGCGGCGGCGACGGCGGCGGCCAGATCCGACGACGCGGCCGCGCTGCGACTGACCGCGGCGTTGACCGTCGTCAACGCGGTGCGGGCGGTCTGGACTGCGGCGGATGCGGTGGCTGTGGCGGACTGGGCGGACTGGACGATAGCGGCGAGCGAAGTGCTGGCGACGACGTTTGACGCCGTCGTGAACGCCGCACTGCTCGCCAGATTGCTGCTGTTCGCGCCGTCGTCCCAGATCGCCCACAACTTGTAGCTGGTGCCCGCCGTCAGGTCTTCTGACCAGACAATCGTAGGCTCATCATCTGTTGTCGACGTAGTCGGCGGCGACGAATCAATGCCGTAAGAACCCAGACCAGTTAACGACCAACCCGTGATGCGATCCCAGGTCGGCGCAGAGACCGTGGACAGGTAGACGGCAAAATAGGTGGTATCTGTCGCGCTAGGACTGCCGCTGATCGTGTAGTCAAGCTGCGGCTGTACGCTGGTGGCGCCGATGCTGATCGCGCTGAGATTGGACAGCGTGACGGTGATGCCGCCACCCGCCGACGGCGGCGGCAGCGGCCGCGCGACAACTCGCAGCGGCCACCAGGGGCGATGGCGGAACATCGCCATGTCAGGTTACGCCAGTTCTCGAACGTAGAGGGTACCGCTCATCGTGATCGCATCAGCCGGCGCGGTCTGTCGCACGACGATGGTCGTGTTTCCCTGCGATGCTGTCGGCCGCATGCCTTCGGGGAACCAGTTGATGTATCCGGCGCGCACGTTCCAGCAGCCGGTGTGCAGCGTCACAGCGGTGCCGGTGCTTGCAACCGTCGTGTTATTCACTTCGGCAGTGAAGCCCGCCGCTGCATCTGCTGTTCCCATCGGCACAGGCGTCGGCGCGCTTCCGCCGCTGCCGCTGGTCGCGTGCCCACGGATGATGCTGATCTGCAGCAGTTCATCCATCGCATCGCCAGCGTCGGACGACTGACCAAGTTCGATGCCGACGATTTCCACCGGCTTGTCATCTGCCGGGGTAATCTCGAACAGGTCTTGCGCTGCGCTAACGGCAACTGCAGAAAACGTCACTGAATAGACTCGGCCTTGCATGACTGGCTCCTAGAAGTTGAGAATTGGGCGCGGGAAAGCGCGGAGTGCGGCAAACGCTTTTGCTGCTGAGGCAATTTCAGCCACAGCAAAAGCGATGGCGCAGGTGTCTTCGGCCGCACTTTCAGTGAATGATGGAGTTACGTTTGTCGAGCCTATGGTGTCGTATTTGTAAGTTCCTCCAGTTTGGGAACCCACATCAACCTCAGCCAGAGAGGACCACCCCGAGCTCGGCGTCGTGCTGTTTACTGAATTGCCTCCGTTGCCCCACACCATTGCCACAAAGGAGGTTCTGGACCCCAACACCAACTCTGCAAGCGTAATGGTTGTTGTGCCAGGACTCCCGTTGCTGTAACCACTAGACGCCACAACCTCTGTGTCGGCGTCGCCAGTGAGAGTTACGCAGAAAAATCGTAATCCTCCGTTAAGGACTACGGTTTGCGCCCCCGTAGGAATTGCCGCACCCAAGAAGTATGCCCATACGCGGGCGCCCTCGGCAGAACCGTCGTTTACGGCACGAGTATCGACGCGCGCAAGGGAAACGCCCCCGTATGTTACGCTTGAAATATCGTCGCTTGGGTTAGCAGGCGAGATTGAGTTCGCGTAGGCGAAAACATAAACCGCTCTTGGGGCGCCGACGGGCGTGTGCGTAAATGACGCTGACGACGAGGACGTGAACGCATCGTAGGCTAACGTCATGCCGACATCTCACAGCGCAGCGATCAACGTGTCGATCTGCGTGACGAGCCCGGCCATCGCAGCAGCCGTGAATGTACGCGCGACAATCTCACCGTTTTCGATCTTGTCCTTCAGCAGGTAGCCGTTCGCGTCTTTCGGGAAATTGGCATTGACCCACGTCAATAACTCACCGCAGGCGGTGATAGCACCGTTCACATTGGCGATGAAGTCCAGCGCAGGATTGTCGTATTGGAGCCGCGCGTAGGCTTGAAGGCCAGCCGTTCCAACGTTGGCCGACATCAGATCGCGCGTCACCCTCACACCGCGCATAGCGTTAAAGATAATGTCGGCGCTGCTACCGTTCGCAGCTAGAATGGCCCGCTGCACTTGCAGGCCGGAGCGCAGCGCGTTGGCCTTGCCCATGATTGTGTCGAATGCCTGCTGTGCATTGATGGTGCTGCTGTTCAGTGCCATGGATCAATCTCCCAGCGGCGCAGGCCGCGTTTCGTCAGTCAACGACGAGTCTTCGCGCTCCAACTCGTCGGCCAGTTTGTTCATCGCCTTTGCCACGGCCATGAGGCACTCGGTCATCAGCGCCTTCTTGCGCCGCGTGCGCTCGTGGTCTGCAAGCGGCACCCAGGCGCTTTTGTCGCCGTACATGACGCCGACGATGGGTGAGTCATCCACGATTCGCCACTCCGTCTCGGGGTCCAGGTCCATCGCGTCCTGCGCAAGCATTTGCGCCGCCATCACCTCGACGTGCGTCGGACCGAGCCGCACCACCGTCCGCCACTTGTTGCAGTCTCGCCCGGACAACCGCCTCTGCAGCAGCAGCGTCGTAGGCGCGCAGGGCGGCGACGGTGGCGCGCTGGATGGCTTCATAGGTCATGGCGCTACTTCAGCAGCCCGTCGATTGCCGCAACGGTGCCTGTCAAGGCCGCCAGCAGCGCCCGCAACTCGGCACGCGAGGCGACTGGTTCGGAGTCTTTCGCAGCCAACAGTTCCGCAGTCATGGGCACCATCTCGCCGGCACGCACCCACAGCCATTGCCCGTTGTAGTCGTCGCGCGCTTGGTAGTAGCCCTGCCTCGCGGCGTCGTGCAGGCTCATGCCGTTTGGGCCGCCGTGCAGCCCGTTCTGGTGCACACGCAGATCGACAAGGATGCGCTCCTTCGGGTCGCCGGCCCAGGTGTACTGGCCGTCGTATGCGGCGCTGGCGCCGTCGCCTTGAATGCCCTGGAAATCGCTCATCTGCTGCTCCTCGGTTGATCGGTGACGCGCCGCTTCCACATGTAGACCGCTGCCAGCCCGAAAGCCAGCAGCAGCGAAGTTGCGGGCTCAGGCACTTCGGGAACTGGCGCGTCGAGCCACGGTGGTCGGCAGTCGTGGATGGCCTGCGATGGGCACGGGCCGTTGAACCAGCCCTGGCCGGTGTGCACGTAGCTGCCGCCCCAAGACCACGGCGGCCGCGCGCTCAATTCGGCGAAGGTCGGGCCGGTCATGGCGTCAGGTCTCGCCGCGTCACGACAACGTCGTTCCCGCCGACGTACACGCGCACGCCGTCTAGCTCCGCGACGGCCCACTCGACGTGCTGCGGCTCTGCGATGTGCACCGTGCCGACCAGCGCCATCAGCCGCGCCACGACCGCGCCGGCACTCATGCTGGGGTCGGCCACGATTTCGCCCGCGAACGCATTCAGCAGCGGCAGGATCTGCTCTGCCGGCGCCGACGTCGCCAGGCCCTTCACGCCGCGGCGGCGGAACAACCGGCCGTCGGTCTCGGCCAGCGTCATGCGCAGCGCGCCGTTCGACGCGACGCGCAGGCCGTCTGGCGCGGTGACGATGTCGAAGGGCTCGGGCTTCATGCTCAGATCTCGTCCCAGCCGATGTTGAGCGTCTCGCTTGGGGTCAACCCGCCGCTCACCGTGTCGGCGATGCGGCACATCATCACCAGGTGGTCGCCCTTTTCGCCGGTGCTGGTGAACGGCCCGGCGCCCAGGCTCAGGCGCGAGCCCGTAACGTAGGCAAAGAAGTCCGTATATCCGGCCGTCGCGGTGGCCTCGGCCGGCGTCGCGTAGCTGGCGACGGCCTTGGCGTAGAGCTCGACGCCGGTGCCCATGCCGTTCGCGCCGTCGCTGTACGCGCCGATGTTCGTGATCTGCGAGTACGTGCCGCCCGTGACGTTCAAGCGCAGCCACTTCTCGAACGAGTAGTCGAAGCCCGACGCGGGCTTGACTAGCGGGTTCAGCAGATCGACGGTAGCGTTGTCGGCGTTCTTGAACCGGATGCTGCCGGAGGTCTTGTCGGTGGGCGTGCCGCCCGCGCCGTTCTTCTCGATGATCTGGACTGTTGCAGCCATGATGAATGCCTTCGTCTGTTGGTTGTGGAAATGCTCACGGCGCTGCTGCGCGGTTGCGTGAAGTGGTCTGCCCGTAGTAGTAGCCGATGAGGCCGCCGAGGATCAAGCCCACGATGCCGTTGGCGATCGCTGCCCGCACGTCCTCTGAGAACGGCTTACCAAACAGACCGACGATGGCGCCGACGACCATGTAGACCAGCGGTAGCAGGCCAATGGCGACGAGGAAGCTCGGGGATCTGAGAGCCTGCCACCACGGGCCGTCGTTGAACATCACCGCCTGGTCGGCAGCGCGCGCGGCCGCAATGCCGCCGCCACCGGCTTCAGTGAGCTGATACCAGTTCGCCTCGACAGCCTTCTCCACCGCGGCGCGTGCGGTCGGGTCCGCCTGCATCTTTTCTACGGCGTCCAGCGCGTTGACGGCGCCTACAGTGGTCTGCGCCAGCTTGATGGCCTCGCCGACCACGGCCATGTTGCGCTCACTGACCTTGCTGCCGCTACCAAACCATGCTCCCAGCTTCGGCAACATCTCCAAGAAGGCCGGCGCAATGGCCGCAACGACGGGTGCGATGGGTATGGGCATGCCGCCCTCCTGTGAGTATTGGCCTGGTTCGCTGGATTGCCACGGCTCTGGGGCCGGCCCTGGCTCTGCCGCCGGTTGCTGCACGGCAGCCAGCGCAGCCTTCGCGCGCTCCATCCGGCGCCGCCGGTCCTCGATGCCGTTCGTGCCGCCGTTGATCGCCAGCGTGACAGCGTGATGGTCGTCGCGGTCGGCCATGCGGTTGATGCCGCGCATGTCCCAGTAGTCGCACGCAGATAGGCTCGCCCAGTCTGGTCTCTCCAGCAGTTCGGGCGCCGCCTCGAAATCGGGGGCGTCGATGCCACGGGCGCGCAGCCGATCGCGCAGCGCCCGGTAGTTCGCCCGGCCGGTGGTCTGGAGCACGCCGCGGCCCATGTAGCGCCGGCCGTCGCCGGCCTGGGTGTTGCCCAAGTCGATGCGCCCCTCGTAGCGCTCCTGGGCTGGCGTTGGCCCCCACACTTCGCGCGAGTGCACCAGCGCGCCGCTTTCGTGGCCGACCTGGGCCAGGAAGTGCGCCAGCCTCAACGGCGTGTTGATCTCGTACCGCGCGCAGGCCGCGTCCAGGTGCGGCGCGTACAGCTCGGCCAGGTCGCGCCTGGCGCCCAGCGCGGATTCGAGCAGCGCTGGCGTGATCCTCACAGGATGATCTCCGTGAGCTTGCGCAGCAGCGCGTCGGCGGCGTGCTTTTCGTCGTCGGTCATGTCGCGCAAACGGTCGATGGATCGTGGCTGCACTTGGGCGAATCCGATCTCAGGCCGGTAGTCCACGAACCACACCGGGCCGCTGCCCAGGTCGGGGCCGGCGTCCAAGCTCACGCTCATGCCGTGCATCTTGGCGATGCCGTGCCGGCCGCTGAAGCGCAGGCGGGTGTAATACAGCTCGTCCGTCACGGCTTGGGCTCCGGCACGTCACCGGTGAGCAGCGGGGCCTTGACGATGCGGTCGCCGCACTCGTAATACGCGCTCACCGCAACCTTGCTGCCGTAGATGCCGTGCAGCAGCCAGGGCCGGCTGATGACGGTGATGCCGACCGGGTAGCTGGTCGGCGCACTACCGTCCTCCCGCTCGAACGAACTAGCCGGCTGCATGGCGTTCAAACTTCGCCCGGTGTACGCCGCGGCGCGCACCATCTGGCAGTCCTGGTGCCGCGTGACCAGCAGCGTGATGCGCATCGAGTCGCGGTCCAGCCGCTCGGTGGCATACCACTGCAGCGTGGCCGGCGGGTTGTTGCGGTCGCGCCAGTCCGCGTACCAATCCATCACGGTCATGACGACAGGCGCCGCGCCGGCAGCCAAAATCAGGCCGACGACCAACGCCAGCACCCACGGGACCGCGATCGTCAGCCGCCGAACCATTGCGGGAACTTCCCGAGCGCGCCCAGCAGGATCAGCATGCCGCCTCCGGCCGCAATCAGCACGGTGATGCCGAGCCAGCGCACGAAGAGCGTGAATGCGTGCGCGATGATCTTCGATGCCATGCGCTCGTAGACCGGGCCCGTGAAAGACGGGTCGTCGCGCAGCTCGTGGGCCACCTGGCGCATGACCCAGCGCATGAATTTCGCGTCTTGCCGGTCTGGTGGCAGGTCGCCTGGCGCAGTGTTGTCGCGGTCATTCATGTACGCCCCGAGATCAGTCGCGCTCGTAGCGCGTGACGGTCTTGACGATCTCGTCGTCGGCGTCGCGCTCCACGGTCTGCACGGCGCGCGTGGGGTGGTTGTCGATGACCTGCACCTCGGCCGGCGCCACGTCGACCTGGTTGACGATGTTCACCACCGGCGCCTCGGCCGCGCGCTGCTCCGGCACGTGCACGTGGTTGGTGATGGCCGGCTCGGGCACGTGCACGTCGTTGTGCACGCGCACCTCGGCGGCCGACGGCGCCACGTGGTTGTGGATCTCGTTTCGCTGCTCGGGCACGTGCACGTGGTTGTTGATGGTGGGCCCCGCCGCCGGCGCCGGCAGCGGCGCGGGCTGCGGGGCGTTTCGCTGGCCCATATCGACACCGCGCAGCACCAGGTCGACGGCGTCGCGCGCTGAAGTGGCCGGCGCGGCCGCGGCGGCCGCGGTCTTGCCGGTCTGCAACTGCAGCAGCACGTCGAGCGTGCCGTCGGCGCGCAGGCGGTCGAGGTCGCGCTTCAGCTCGCCGAACACCAGGTCGGGCTTGTAGCCGCGGCGGCGCAGCTTCTCGCTGATGCTGCTCATGCCGCCGGACACTTCGGCCAGGTCGGCCTTCACGTCTTGCTCGGGGTTGACGTAGTCCCACTTGGGCGTCGACCAGTCCACCTCGTAGTCGGCCTGGCGCAGCTTCTGGCCCAGCACGGCGGCGTCGATGAAGGCGCGCCAGATCGGCATGCACAGGCGCGGGATGATGGTCAACCACTGCAGCTGCTCGGCGCCGCGCCGGAATTCCAGCAGCGCGACGCGGGCGCTGCTGAAATTGACCTCGCTCACGTCGCCGGTGAGCATCTCGTAGGTGACGCCCATGCCGGCGGCCACCAGGTGCAGGTTGAATTTCAGGTATTCGACGTAGCCCGGCGCGGCCTTGGGCTCGACCACCGTGAGGTCCAGGCCGCCGGGCACCTGGGTGATGCTGCCGCTGGCCAGGCTGCCCAGCTCGCCGGTGGTGCGCACGGCGGCCTGTTCCTGGCTTTCGGTCAGGCTCATCTGGCTGACGTCGCCGCTGGCCAGCACGCCCAGGCGGGTTTCGAGGTTCTTGCGCTGCAGCTCGGCGTCTTCATAGACCTGCAGGTCGCGCACGCGGGCGATCACCGGCGCCAGGCGCGGGAAGCCGCGGCCCTGGCCTGGGCGCTCCGGGTTGTAGAGGTGCACGATGCGGTCGGCCGGCACCGGGTAGCTGTTGGCGCGGCCGCGGCGGCTGCTGGTCGTCTCGCCGGGGTGCTGGTCCCACAGCCAGTAGGCGACGACCCGGCCGAGCGGGTTGTATTCGATGCCGTTGACCACGGTGTTGGCGTTGTTGTTGCCGCTCTTGCTGGTGTCGAGCCAGTCGATTTCCAGCAGCTGCAGCTGCAGCGGCACCGGCAGGCCGTCTTCGGCGCGGCGGGTGCGCAGGCGCACCAGCACTTCGCCGTCTTGCTCCATGGCGCGGTGGGCGGCGGCCTGCAGGCCGTACAGGTCGAGCCGGCCGTCTGCGTCGGCCACGGCGGACCAGTCGGCCCACAACTTGTCGATCACGTCGGCGCGCGGCGACAGGCTGCGCGGGGTGATGCCGGTGCCGATGATGTTGGCCACCAGGCTGTCGAGCCCGCGGCGGATGTACGGCACGTTCTGCACCAGCGCGCGCGAGCGGATGCGCAGCGTGCCGGCGTCGACGGCGTGGTCGGTGTTGGCGCTGGCACCGGGCCGGCGCGGGCGCCAGCCGTCGCGCGGGCTGGCGCCTTCGTAGGCCCGCACCAGCACTTCGCGGGCGCGCATGCGGCGGATGCCGCGCTCGGGCGCCCAGTAGCTGACCAGGCGGTCCAGGGCGTTGGGCTTTGGTTTGTCGCTGTCGTCGGCCATCAGTCGCCCCGGGCGGTGGTGAAGGTGACGCGGTAGGCGCCGCGGCGGGTGCCAGAGGTGCCGGCGGTGCCGGCGATGTCGGCCAGGATCAGGCGCCGGGCCTGTTCCAGTTCACTGAAGCTGCGGTAGGTGACGCGCTTGCCGTTGACTTCGACCGTCAGCTCGCCGGATGCGATCGCGCTGTCTACTGCGGCGAGGTCGGTGGAGGTGAAGGCCATGGGTGCGCGGTGCCGGCGGGTTGCCGCCAGCCCCGCCAATGGCGCAGGTCAGGCGTCGTCTGACGGTAGCGAGGGGGCTGTCTCATTTCCAGGAAAAGTGAGACGGTCGGCGGGCGCGACACGGAACGGCGGGCCAGCCGGCCGGCGGCCGCACTGCTTGAGCACCCGGAACACCGTGGCGCGGCCGATGCCGAGCTTGCGCGCGACCTCGCTGGAGTTCTGGCCGTTGAACAGGCGCAGCACCTCGGCCACCATCTCCTGCCGCGCCGTGGCCGGGCGGCCGGCGATGTAGCACTCCTCGCCGCGGAATTCGGCGCGCGTGTCGCGCTTCAGGTCGGACAGGGTCTTCGCGTCCATGCCAGCCAGGCGCGGGTCGTCGCGGAGGAATTCGAAGATGCGGTCGACGAGGTCGGGGTCTGCTGGTAGGCGCGATCGGGCGCGGGATGTACTGGACATCATTTCCATCCTGGCTGGCGGCGGGTGTGGTGGGCCCGCGTCGCCGCTATTTGCCTTCGAAGTGACTGCGCGTTTTTGGGCATCAACGAGGCCACTAACGCAAGATCTGAAGACCCTAGACGAAGCTGATCAACTGGGCTTGCCAACACAAGAGAGTCGAACTTCTGCGAACCAGCCGTGCTGCTATAGGTCATCGTTGCAGGATTCATTGCACGGAGAATCTTGTCGCATATCTGCTGCATCAGAAACTCAGGCAACTCTTTGGTTGAAGGATCTAGCGTCCGCCAGGCAACAATCTGCCCAAGAAACAGTTCACCGCGATGCTTCGTTTCTATCTTTATGGGGGCGCGCAGCTTGTTGCTTGACGCATCACGGCCGCGAAGAAAGTTGAACGCAAACGTCGTTTGCCGAAAAGCCTTGTGAAACCAAACGACCGGCGCTATGTCGATCAACATTCGCCGCTCAAGTCCGCAGCAGAAATCGGCTATGACAGCGGCAACCTGAAAGTCTTCTGGCCACACTTTCAAAACGTCGCGCAAGTCACCGTGAATCGCCAGAACACGGTTGCGGCGCAGTCTTGCGACGACATCGGCGTCGTGGTCGACTGCGATCATGTTTCTCGCCGCAAATCCATTTCGCTCTGCAAACTTAATATCTAGCGCTCCTTCTCCAGCCAAGAAAAGCACCGGGGCGCTTTTCTCTGGCTTTGTCCGCTTAGCGACTTGATTCCACAGCCACCGCCGCCACTGCCGCTTGTTCCCATAGTCATAGTCCACAACGTCACCCATCGGAACCCTCCTTTCCTCGTTGCCCAACTCCTAAGCGCCTAAGAAGCAGGTCCAGCTCATCTTTCGCCCGCTGCCACTCCAGGGCCGCGCGCAAGACTTGCCACAGGCATACATCGCGGTAGCGCCGAGCTTCATCGCTGAGCGGCTCGTCCATCACCAACTCCTTTGAAACCCGCTGCGCGCGGCGGGCGGGGTGTCGCGGGGTGGCGCCGGGCTTGCGGTCGATTGCGCCTCCGCGGGCTGAGGCGCCGACAGCGACGGCAGCCGCTGTTCCCACAAGTCCCACTCCGCGCGCGTGGCGCGGTGCAGGCGCAGCTCCGGGTGATGCCCGGCGGCGAACGCATAGACCCAGGTGTCCAGCGGCTCGTTGCGCACCCCGCCGCGGCGCTTTTCGAAGCGGTTCTTCGCCGGGTTGAAGACCTCGCTGATGAGGCCCGGGAAATACTCCGCCGGCAGCTGATCGCTGAAGTGGCACTGGCGCGCCGGCGCCGGGGCTTTGCCGCCCGCTTCTGGAAGCGCTTCCCAGGCCTGGTGCACGTCGGCGTCTGCCGCCAGCGCAGCGAACAGCGTGTGCTTGATCGCCACGGTACCGACGTGGTAGACGAGGACTCCGCGCTTGTCGTACTGGCCGCGCCAGGTCACGTCGTGCAGCTTGCCCTTGCTGAGCACCGGCGCGTTGTTCGGCACGGCGCCGAACGCCACCATGGGGCGGCGCACGCGGCGGTCGCGCGCGTAGGCCTTGACGGCCTCGGTGCGGTGGCCGCCGGCGTCGATGAGCACGGCCTCGACGCTGAGCGTGGCGCCGCTGGCGTGCGCGATGGGCCGGTTGAGCAGGTCGGTGAGCGCGGCCCAGACAGCGTCTTGAGCCGGGTCGCCGGTCAGCTCCACGTAGTCCAGCACCCACCAGGCGCGGCCGCGGCCCCAGCCGACGATCTGCACGGCCAGCCGGTTGTCCTGCGTGTCGACGCCGGCGGTGATGCGCACCACCCCTGGCGGCGCCGTGCGCAGCGGGTAGGGCTCGGCCCGCTCGGCCACGATGTTGGCCTTCACGCGGCGCGTGCTGGCGTCTTCCCAGGCCTCGGCCAGGCGGTCGTTGATGAAGGTCTTCAGGCGCGCGGGGTCGCCCTGCGCGTCTAGCCACTCTTCCACCAGGTCCGCCCAGCGCGGGCCCAGGCCGATGGCGTAGTACAGGCAGTTGAGGTGGTAGCCGCGAATGCGGGCGCCGGGCCGCTGCGGCACCCAGCGGCCGGCGGCGATCATGCTCGTCTTGTGGCGTTCCTCGATGACGCCGCCGCAGGACTCGCAGGCCAGCCACACCTGCCGGCGATGGTCTGCGTTCGCGTGCTCTGACCAGTGCAGCGCAGCCCATTGCAGCGCCTGCTCGTGGCTGCAGTGCGGGCAGGGTACGTGGTAGCGGCGCTGGTCGCTCTGGTCCCACAGGTGTTCGATGCGGCTGGTGCTCTTCAGCTGCGGGGTACTGACGTACAGCCGCTTGTACGTGGCCGGGAAGGCGCTGGTGCGGCCGTTCAGCATCTGCAGCGGGTCGTCGCCGGTCTGCAGCTGCGCGGCCACTTCGTCGAGCTCGTCCACCTGCAGCAGCATGACGCTGGTGGACTTCAGGCGCACCGGGCTGCCGGCG